TCGCAGTTAGACCATCGTCACCACCGTAAATTCCCAAACCACCCCAAGCTTCCGCAGGGGTCATGTAGTTACCATTCACCCTAGTACTTCTCAATCCCTTATACGCCATATAGGCATCCTCAATGGAATTGAAACTAGCGGTTTCTGGAGATCCAGACAGGCGAGAGAAACCCGTCTTAAACTTGACCCCGAATCGGGTAACAGCCCTCTGGCTGTGTTGTGAAGCCATTAACTCCGCTAAATCAGCAGCGAAATCAATGTGCACCCACCGTTGCATATAAATGTGCTCTAATGTGCGCAAATACTTGGAGACTCTTCCATCAAACCTGGAAAGATCAGTTGCGTAAACATACAGAGCGTGCATACAAATGAGTGAGACCCTGGTTGCTATTTCAAGTGGATTCATAGCAAACGCGTACCAGGGCTGTTTCTTAAGTATTACGTCGGAAAACGAATACATAAAACATGAATAATTTAGCTTAGTGGTTCCTGGAATTGTGCTTATGTTCCTAGGGTCCTTAACATCACTATAGCTTTCCGACTTCTGAAAACACTCAATGTTATCAGATGAGGTTAAATGTGAGCTCATCGCTCCAGCGTCAAGAATCTTACGCTGTGTTGGTCGATTCTGACGTTCATAAACCTCATCAATGCCATATGGCAAGCCGGTTCCCGCTAGCGAGGCGGGGACTAAAAACTCGCTAAACTCCTTCATCAAAGTGAGATCATAATCTGTGATCTCTATATCATCGGAAGGCTTCACATCTAGGACACGACCTTGGATGGTAGCTTCGTCATTTGACTTAGTCTTAACAGGTGCATAGCACTCATTAATGAAGGGCGACATGAATGGCACAACTCCCAACTTAGCTTCAGGATTATAGCTAACAGGGTCGAACTGGTAATTGTGCACACTAGCGGTAACAGGAAAAACCATGTCTGGTGAATAATTCAGGCCACGTCGATGAAACCGCACTAGTACAGATGCGGCCTCAGAAGAAACCTCCGGCAACTTCTGACGCACACCAGCGTCAGTTAGGTCAGTTTTGCCGTTAGAGACGGTATTCGCTAACTTATCGTCATCAGCAGCTGAAATAGTAGCAACAGCATGCTGGCCGACCACGGCGGTGGACACCATGGTACAATCGGACTTCTTAATCTTCAATCTCAAAAACCCATCAACAGCTATTCGCAAGCGTGCTAATTTGGGACTGCTCAACAAAAATGACAAGTCAAACAGTGGGCTAATGAAAGTTTTCATAGGAGTAAAACAAACTAACTGATGGTGATCGTCAGTCTGTCTTCTGTCAACATTATAAATCGTGGTTTGGACCCCCAATCCATACCAGACCCGTGCTGAGACCGTAATAACGTCTCCGGAATAATTCCACACACTGTGTTCGTACGTCGCTCCACCCGAGACAACGTAAGTCACACGGTCCCTCTCATCAAACGTGAAAGAGTACTCACCAGCGTCACTCGCAGCCGCCGTGGGTTAAA